GGACCCGCCCCGTCCCGCACGAGGTAGGTGGGTGGTGTAGGTGTGGTGGGTGGGTGTGTGGTGTGTGTTTGTTGTTTGTTCATAACTATATTATATAATGAAACCAAGATCTTTTAAACCGCCGGAGGGGTTTCTCCGGAGCAAGCTAGAATACCTAGTGTTACATTGATAGAGTAATAGGTTGCTAGTTCATTAGGTTCGGTGGTACAATAGTACCATGGACGATAAGACGTTTCGACGCTGGGCGAGCAAGATTGAGCCCGACAAATCAGGCTGCTGGATCTGGACCAGAGCTACACGAGGGGGCTACGGATCGATCTGGCTCAACGGACGATACACCACAGTGCACAAGGTTGTGTATGAGCACTTCATTGGTGAAGTACCTGCAGGGAAGATACTCGAGCACACGTGCGAGAAGAAGGCCTGCTGCAATCCTTGGTGCACTGAAGTGACAACCCAGCAGGAGAACATGATCAGGTACTGGCAGAGGCGGCGCGCGGCAGGACTTCAATAGTGAGTGTTACTTGGATAGAGGAACCTCAAAGGTCTAGTTAGTGCGAAGTAAGTGGTTGTTTGCCAGCGTTGACTGTTCGCTAGTGTACACTCTATAATAGAGGTATGTGAAGGAGGGACCAGCATGGACGACACTCAGCACTCACAGGATCCGTTCGGTCGCGACCCCAACAAGGTCAGCGACTTCGAGCACTGGGTCAGTGACGAGGACCTTCAGGCTGCGATGCAGATGGAGCAGACCGTCTTCGGTCGTGACCTCAGCTCCGGCGCCTCCAAGCAGCTCGCCAGGCAGCTCTTCCAGGAGAACGCTGCTGCCGCAGCACAGTCCATCATCAAGACCGCGATCCACGGATCGACAGAGAAGGTCCGCTTCGACGCAGCGAAGTACGTGCTCGAGCGCGCTCTCGGACCCGTCTCCAACGTCGGTAAGGACGAAGGAGAAGGCAAGCTCGAGCCGCTCGAGGCAGCTGTTGCTGAGCTGCAGCGGAACACAGGCGGCAGGAGCCCCGGCCACCCGGGCTAGTCAGTAGCAGCACATAAAGCTGACGCTGGCAAACAAGTACAGAGGCGGCAGGAGCCCACACGCACAAGCACGTTGGAACCCTTCACTTCGACACCATGTGCGTGTGGACTTCGCTTCAGCGGAAAGGAGGGCGGCGTGTCTCTAGACTTTGCAAGCTATGCACAGATGGTCGGCTACCGACCGCATAGCGAACAGCTGCTCTTCCACAACAGTTCAGCACGTTTCCGTGTACCTGTGTGCGGGAGGCGCTTCGGCAAGTCGACGATGGCGGCACGAGACATGGGTGCTGCTCTCTTCAGGCCTGACTCGTGGTACTGGATTGTCGCGCCGACGTACGACCTGGCGGAGAAGGAGTTCCGCGTCATCTGGAACGACCTGATCATCGGTCGACGCTTTGGCAAGGACAAGCGTGTGAGGAAGGCGTACAACAAGAAGCAGGGTGAGATGTACATCCAGCTTCCTTGGGGCACGCGACTGGAGTGTCGTTCTGCACGTCACCCTGACACGCTTGTTGGTGAGGGCCTCGATGGCGTCATCATGTCGGAGGCTGCGAAGCACAACGAGGAGACGTGGAGGCGACACATTCGCCCTGCGCTCTCTGACAAGCGCGGCTGGGCGACGTTCCCGACTACGCCTGAGGGCTACAACTGGCTGTACAAGGAGTGGCAGTACGGCAACAACCCGGAGTACTCCGACTATGAGTCGTGGAGCTTTCCGAGTTGGAAGAACACAGAGGTGTACCCTCTGGGCTACGAAGACCCGGAGATCCAGAAGCTGATCCGAACCACGAGTAAGGAGTGGTTCGATCAGGAGATTGGTGCCAAGTTCTCGAGCTTCGTTGGCAAGATCTACGGCGAGTTCCAGGAGATGGACCACGTTCGCCACGTGCCGTTCAGGCCCGATTGGCCCAACTACATCACGTTTGACTGGGGCTTCACGAACCCGCTTGCGGCAATCGAGTTCCAGGTAGGGCCGAACGACCAGGTACATGTCTGGCGGGAGCACTACAGGGACTACACCACCATCCCTGAGCACTGTGCCATCATGAAGGCACGTGAGCAGCCGCCAGGGTATCGCATTGATGGTTGCTTCGGCGACGCTGCGGACCCTGCTGCTGCAGCGACGGTAGGCATGCTGTTGCACCCGTGCATGACGAACCCTGAGGCCAAGGAGAACTGGCGTGAGGGTGTCGAACTGGTCAAGTCGTTTCTGAAGACGTACCAGGTTGGCGTTGCTGACGAGTACGGTACACCGCTCGAAGAGCCAAAGATGAAGGTCGACTTCGGCTGCACCAACGTCATCGCAGAGTTCAATAACTACAAGGCCAAGAAGCCTGCGAGTGGCAACAATGTCCCAGAGATGGGACAGCGAGTGAAGGACCACGCGCTGGACGCGTTGCGCTACGGACTGATGCACGTCTTCAAGCTCGGTGCAACCCACCACCTGAGCGAAGTGCTTGCTGGACCGTTGGCGAGTGCGGCGGCGCTGTCAGGGTCGTTCACTTCAACGCAGAATGGCCTCTTCGTGCCTTCGGGCAGCGCGGACGGCATGGCTGCTTTCAGGGAAGCATCAGACATGGGAATCTTCCGGATGGGCGGATCGTTTTGAGTGAGGTGACATAATGGCCAAGCCGATGAGGGTCGCTGGTCATAGTGCGATGCCGCCATACCCGACAATGCGGCTCACGGAAGTGATGGCTGCCAACGACATCGTGCAGACGACTGAGTCGGCACTGATTGTCGTGCCGCGTCGTGCCCGTGGTGGACCTGTCAGTGCCACGCAGCTTGCCGATCCTAGCGATGTGGATCTGCGCGAGCTTGGTAGTACTGGTGTGAGTTCCTTCACCGGCTGGCTGCACCGCGAGTACAACCCGATGATGCAGGGCCAGCAAGGCATGCGTATCTTCAACGAGATGCGTCGCTCTGATGGCACTGTTCGTGGCTCCCTCCGGCTGATGAAGACGCCGATCCTGGCTGCTCGTTGGTTCATTGAGCCTGCGAGCGACAGTGCATTGGACAAGAAGGTCGCTGACTTCATCTGGTGGAACCTCACCAAGGGTATGAGTACGTCGTTCCCTCAGTTCGTCACTGAGGCACTGCTCATGCTCGACTTCGGGTACTACATGTTCGAGAAGGTCTTCCGGCTGGACGACATGCGCCCGCAGGCGAAGGGCAAGGTTACCTGGAAGAAGCTGGCGCCGCGACACCCACTTGACCTCAACGAGTGGCTCTGGGATGACAACGGCGGGCCTGCAGGTGTCAGCGTCATGGGTATGGACGGCAAGGATGTCGACATCCCCATCTCGAAGTTGCTCGTGTTCACCTTCGAGAAGGAGGCAGGCGACATGTGCGGCATGTCGGTGCTGCGCTCCGCCTACAAGCCATGGTTCTACAAGCAGCAGCTGGAGAAGATCGACGCGATCCAGAAGGAGCGTCACGGCATCGGTGTGCCGGTCATCAAGCTGCCGCCGAACTTCAACGCGGATGACCTTCGGCTCGCACAGAGTATGGGTCGCAACATCCGTACCAACGAGATGGCGCACATCGTTCTCCCGCCCAACTGGGAGATCATGTTCGCCAAGCTCGAAGGTCAGCCAGTCAACGCGCTGGAGTCGATCAACCATCACAATGGTGAGATCCACAAGAACATCCTCGCATCCTTCATGGACCGTCAGGGCACGATGAAGGACGATGACTTCAGTCTGTTCCTGAAGTCCACGAGGTACGTTGCGGACATCATCACTGACATCGTCAATAAGCACCTCATTCCGGAGCTCGTTGACTTCAACTGGTCCAGGTTGCCGAATGGCTACCCGGAGTTGAAGGCGCGTCGCATCGGCGAGTACGCGGACTGGCGCACACAGAGCTTCGCCATCAGGAACCTGGTCGGCTCGAACATCATTCGCCCTGACGACGGCCTCGAGGATCAGCTGCGCGAGGAGATGGACCTGCCGGCAGTTGACGAGGCAACGGTCCGTATTACTGACACGCCGCAGGATCCCAACTCGGAGCCTGACGACGACCAGGATCCCAATGCGCCTGACAAGCCTGATCCCAAGGCGTCTGGTACACCGAACTCGCCGCAGGTGAAGCCTCCTGGTCCGCCTAGGGTCGGGCCGCCA